TGCCACAGGATGGCACTCATCCAAAGCTCACTGGCGTTGTATTTGGGGCCGCTGCTGGCATCCTGACGCCAGCGATGTTCGCGTGACCCTCCTTCACTCCATCATGGCCTATCTCACCACGTCCATGCTCGTGCTGGCGGCATGGGGCGGTTGCCCCTCAGTCCCGCCATGCGAAGGTCAGACGACGGCAACGCCGGCCAGCCCGGCGAGGAGGGCTTCTCCACCGAGGCGGTAGTGGAGCACGTCGCCGAACTTGGCGAAGCCGCTGATGGTTTCAACTACGTCGGGATGTCGGAACTGTCGGCACCCTGAAGCCCCCGCCTCGTGATCAACGGCCAATCCCGCCAATAACTTCTAAATCATCGTTCCAAGCCGTCCCGCCCGGGGCGGCTTTTTCATTTCCCGGGCACCTCCCACCAGCAACAGCAACAGCACGCATAGGAGACGACCATGTACACGTCACTTCGAGGCAAGCGCCTCGGTTTCAATGAAAACGGCCTTTTGTTCGACGGCCGCCCGGTCGGAATTATGCCCGCCGGCCTCGGCCGCGGCAAAACCTTCTACGTCGATAGCGCCATCGCGGCGTCTGACGGCAGCTCGCCCGATACCGCCGTGGCCACCATCAAGGCGGCTTATGCGCTCTGCACCGCCAGCCAGGGCGATACCATTGTGGTGCTTCCCGGCCATGCCGAAAGCATCTCGCACGCCACCACCGGGCTGTCCTGCACCAAGGCCGGCGTCCGCATCATCGGTCTGGGGGAGGGCGACGCACGCCCGACCATCACCTTCGATACGGCGAATACCGCCTCCATCGCTGTATCGGCGGCCGGCAACCTGTTCGAAAACTTCACCTTCGTCGCAAACTTCCTGTCGATTGCGGCGGCGTTCACGCTCTCCACCGCCAAGGGCTTCACGGTCCGCAGTTGCGAATTCCGTGAGACCTCGGCAGTCCTCAACTTCCTCAACATCGTGAAGTCCACCGGCGCGGCCAATACCGCCGACCGGCTCAACCTTCAGGATAACGTCTGGAAGGGCCAAGGCACCACATCGGTGAACTCATTTGCGCTCGTGGCTGACGCCATCGACGGCGTGATCCTGCGGCGCAACCGCGTCACCCTGGAACGCACCGCCGACGCCTCGATCCTGGTGACCCAGACCACCGGCGCCTGCACCAACCTGGATTGCGGCGATAACGTCGCGATCTCCAAGCAGACCGCCACCACCTCGGGCACCCTGCTCAACGTCGGCGCGTCGTCCACCGGCTCGGTCTACCGGAACTTCTCCGGCACGCTGGTGACCGCCGGTGACAAGCTGTTCACCACCACCGTGGGCCTGTTCCCCTACGAGAACCGCGTCTCCGGTGTGGTCGGCGCGACTGGCTTTACGATTCCTGCAGTTGACAGCTAACCACCAAAGGACAGCCCCGCCGGGTTTTCCCGGCGGGGTGCTTTGGGGGGCATTGGGCGCATCCATCTTCAGGCCGGGACTGCATGACCTTCCTCGAAGAGATCACCGCTTCCCTTGGCGTGATGGCGCCGAAGGAAAGGGCGGAGGTCGAAGCGGCTGCGCTGCAAGCCACGGCGGCGATGAAATGGGTGCCTTCACCCGGTCCTCAGACCGAAGCCTACTTCTCCGACGCCGATTGCCTGCTCTACGGCGGAGAGCCGGGCGGGGGAAAATCGCAGCTCATTCTTGGCCTCGCCTTCAACTGCCATCAGCGCTCGCTGATCATGCGCCGGAAGTATGGCGACCTGGAAGGCCTGATCGACGACGCGCTCAAGATCAACGGTTCGCGCGACGGATTCAACGGCTCACCACCGCCACGACTGAAAATCTCCGCCAAGCAGCGGATTTCATTCCGCGCCGCCCAGCGCATCGGAGATGAAAAAGGGACGATGGGTCAGGGCCGCGACCTGCTCGGCATCGACGAGGCCACGCATTTCGCTGAAACGCAAATCCGCTTCCTGATGGGCTGGGTGCGCTCGGAAGACCCCAACCAACGCTGCCGCACCGTTCTGGCCACCAATCCTCCGCTCACCGCGGAAGGGTTGTGGGTCAACAAGATGTTCGCGCCCTGGCTCGATCCGAACCATCCGAACCCCGCTCTGCCCGGCGAACTGCGCTGGGTGGTGTCGGATGAGGATGGGCATGACGAATGGGTCAACGGGCCAGATGACGTGCGCACGGCGCGCGGCAAGTCGATCCGCCCGACCTCGCGATCATTCATCCCAGCCTCGGTCAAGGACAATCCCTATTACGCGGCTTCCGATTACGAGAAAACGCTCGACGCCATGCCGGAGCCGTATCGCTCCATGCTGCTCGGGGGCTTCCGCACCACATTCAAGGATGCCGACTTCCAGGTGATCCCCACGGCCTGGATCGAAGCGGCGCAGGCCCGCTGGACGCGGGACGGGTTCAAGCAATTCGCCATGACCGCGATGTCGATCGATCCCGCTGACGGTGGGAAAGACGCGCAGGAGATCGCCGCCCGTTACGGCGGCTGGTACGCCCCGATGAATACCGAAAAGGGACCCAGCACCGCCGACCCGAGCCTGGCCTTCGGCCACATCATGGCAACCCGAATGGACAATGCCCCGGTGGTGGTGGATGCCGGCGGCGGCTACGGCGGCAAGATCACCTTGCGGCTGAAAGACAACGCCATCCCGCATGTCAGCTTCAAAGGCTCGGACGGCTCCAGCAAACGTTCCAGGGGATCGAACATCCCCTATGCCAACAAACGCGCCGAGGCGTATTTCGGCATGCGCGATGCGCTCGATCCCGACCAGCAGGGCGGCTCGGTCATTGCATTGCCTCCCGATGCCGAACTGAAAGCCGATCTCGCCGCCGTCTGTTACGACGCGCATGCCTTGCAGGTGCGCGGCGTTTATCAGATCGAAAGCAAGGAAGACATCCGCAAGCGGCTGGGCCGTTCCACCGGCAAGGGCGACGCCGCGGTGATGTGCTTGTCGTCCGGGGAGGCCGGGGTGCGCCGGGTCCAGCGCGGCGCGGCTCCGTTACAGACCACCGCCAATCTCGGCTACGCGGCGCTGAAACGGCGGCGATGAGCGAGCAATCCATCGCGCGCTTTCGCGAAGCCTTGGATCGTCGAGCGGAAGCACAAGAGCAACTGCGCCAGCGTCTGGCCCAAGCCGCATCGCTGCGCGAATACCTCGACATTCAGCACGCCGATCGGTCCGAAGCGCTGCAAACGGCGGCGAACACATCCTATTCCAGCATCAAGCGAAGGAAGTAACCCATGGGTGGATTGTTCCCCAAGGCGCCCAAGATCGACATGACGCCGCAGAAACCGGCTCCCATGCCGGACGATCAATCCCCGGCCGTGCTGGAGGCCAGGCGCAACGCCACGCGCGCGGCGATGGCGCGCGGCGGCCGCACCAGCACCATTCTGACCGGGGCCGGGGATCGTGCCGCTCCCGCCACAGCCTATACCGGCCGGACCTTGGGCTAACGTTGTGAAGCAGCGCGTCCAGGATTTGATCCAGGAGGGCGACAACCTCTTTTCCAAACGCTCCGGGCTGATGTCGCTGTGGCAGGAAACCGCGCTGCAATTCTATCCGATCCGGGCCGACTTCACCTCATCGCATACCGACGGGGAAGAATACGCCGCGCACCTGATGACGGGACGGCCGGCGCTCGCGCACCGCGAACTGAGCAATGCCGTGTCCTCCATGCTGCGGCCGAAAGACACGCCGTGGTTTCACGCCCGGACGGAAGACGAGAGCATCAATTCCGACGCGCGGGCCAAGCAATATCTCGACCAAAAGGCCGAGATCATGCGCCGCGTCATGTACGACCGGCGCGCGCAATTCGTCTCGACGACAAAGCAGGGCGACAACGATTTCATCGCCTTCGGCCAATGCGTGATCAGCATCGAGCCGAACCGCTATCTCGACGGCCTGCTGTTCCGCCCCTGGCATCTGCGCGACGTGGCCTGGTGCGAGAATGCCGAGCGCGAGATCGATGTCGTGCACCGCAAAAGCGATTTCGAGGCGCGCACCTTGATGCGCCTATTCCCCAAGACCGTGCATAAGAACGTCGAGAAGCTGGCGAAAAAGGAACCTTACAAAGAGGTCAAGTGCCGCCACATCGTGGTGCCCGCCGAGCAATACGATTACGGCGCCGACCAGGAAGGCAAGAAGGTCAACCGCGAGCGCTTCCCCTTCGTCTCGATCACCGTCGATGTCGAGAACCAGTGCATCTTGGAGGAAGTGCCCCGGAAGCGCCTCGGCTACATCATCCCGCGCTGGGTCAGGCCGTCCAATTCGCAATACGCGCATTCGCTCGCGACCTATATCGCGCTCCCGGATGCACGGCTGTTGCAGCGCATCACGCTGACATTGCTGGAAGCGGGAGAGAAGGCCGTCGATCCACCGCTGAAGGCCACCAAGGAAGCGATCACCGGAGCGGTCAATACCTTCGCCGGGGGCATCACCTGGGTCGATGAGGAATACGACGAGAAAATGGGCAAGGCGTTGGAAGCGCTGATGGACCCGCCCAATCTCAATTTCGGCATCGACCGCGAACAGCGCATTTCCGAGATGATCGCGGAAGCCTTCTATCTGAACAAGATCACCTTGCCGGACCTCAGCGACGGCAAGATGACCGCCTTTGAAGTGCAAAAGCGGATGGAGGAGTTCATCCGCGGGGCCTTGCCTCTCTTTGAGCCGATGGAAGTCGAATACAACGGGGCCTTGTGCGAGGAAACGTTCGAATCCTGCATGGACCTCGGCATCTTCGGGCCGATGGACGACATACCGCCCATCCTGTCGGAACGGAAACTACGCTGGCAGTTTGAATCCCCGCTGCAGGCCGCGACCGAACGGGCGAAATCGCAAGCCTTCGTGCAGTCGATGAACCTGCTCAAGATCGCGATGGAGGTCGATCCCGGCGCGGTGCATGACTTCAACGTTTCCAAGGGCCTGCGCGCCGCCTTGCTCGGCTCCGGCTCGCCCGCCGATTGGATACCCTCGGAAGAGGAAGCAGCGGCGGGGCGGGAATCCGATCAGCAGGCCGCCATGCTGCGGCAGGCGGCGGAAGCCGGCGCCATCGGCGGCGACGTGGCGGGCAAGGTGGGGCAGGGCATCCAATCCCTGCAAGCCGCCGCTGCCGGTCCAGCCTGATGCCAGCCGATCCAAAGACCGGAATCGCCGCCGCCAAGCGCAGCGCCGCCAGCATTACGCCGAACGCCATCGCCTATGTGCGGACCCTGCCTAAATCCGAAGGCGGCTGGACGCTTTCGGTCGAGCATGGACGGATCATCGCAAGGGCGGATGGCTGCAACGTGGTGGTCATGATGGTGCCGCTGGGCGTGAGCGGGGATGGGGCATGACGACGATTGCCTATCGTGACGGCGTGATCGCGGCGGATACCTTGATGACCTGCGATGGCTCGATCATGGCCGGGCGGGTCAAGATCGCGCGCGCGGACGACGGCAGGCTGATCGGTGCTTCCGGGGCCTCGGGCTTCGGTGACGCCTTCCGCAAATGGGCGCTTACCGAACAAGGCGAGCCACCGAAGCTACCGGAACACTCGGCAGGTTTCATCATCGACCGCGATGGGTCGATCCGCATTTTCGATGCCGACGAAGGCGGGGCCTTTGAAATCCGCCCGCCGTATTTCGCCATGGGGTCCGGTCAAAACTACGCCATCGGCGCGATGCACGCGGGAGCGGGCGCTGAGGCTGCGGTTCGCGCGGCTATCGCGCACGATCCACTAACGAACGGCGACGTGCTGGTACTGGCGGCATGAGCAAGAAACCCAAAACCCTGCTCCCGCAGCCATGGCATCCGGTTCCCTATGATGACGTGGTGACCAATGCGCTCAAGGCATTGGACGCAGGGATAGCGAGCGCGGGACAGCAAACGGTGGCTCTGCGCTGGATCGTGGAAGTCGCCGCCGGCACCTATGACATGAGCTACCGGCCCGGCGCGGACGGCCAGCGCGATACGGATTTCGCGGAAGGCCGCCGCTTCGTCGGCAACTCAATCGTCAAGCAGTTGAAGCTGAGGCTGGCGGCGAAATAGCGCCGCGCTCCGCACCTGTCGAATTTCCCCAGCCCGCCTCTGGCGGGCTTTTTCATGAGAGGCCCTATGCCCGATCCGATTGAGCCGACGCCTACCCCTTCGCCGACGCCCGCGCCAGCCCCGGCGCCGACGCTGCTCTCGCCAGCGCCCGAGCCGTCACCGGCTCCCGCTCCCACACCCGCGCCGGAACCGCACCCCGCTCCCGCCGTCAAACCCGACTGGCCGGAAGACTGGCGCGCAAAGCTCGCGGGCGACGACAAGAAGGTCCTGACGCAACTCGAACGCTATGGCTCTCCCGCCGACATCTACAAGAAGACGCGCGAGCTCGAAGCCAAGTTTTCCTCCGGCGAATACAAGCGCGATCTGCCGAAGGATGCGTCGCCGGAAGATGTAGCGGCATGGCGCACGGAGCGTGGACTGCCCGACAAGGCGGACGGCTATATCGACAAGCTCACTTTGCCGAACGGCCTTGTGCTGGGCGATGTGGATAAGCCTGTCGCGCTCGCCTTCGCGGAAGCCGCGTTCAAAGGCAATGTCACGCCCGAGCAATATTCCGGCCTGGTCGCGCAATATTACGAGATGCAGGACAAGGTTGCGACCGAGCAGGCCGAAGCCGACGCCGCCTATCGCGAGGCGGCGCAAACCGATCTCCGGCAGGAATTGGGCGCCGATTACAAGCGCACCGTGACCTCGGTGAACAACCTGATCGCGGCCTGGCCCGCCGAATTGTCCGAGAGCGTGCTGCGCGCGCGCGGGGCGGACGGCCGTCTGCTGGGCGACAATCCCGCGTTCATCCGGCAACTGGCGGCGATCTCGCGTGAATTGAACCCGGCCGCGACCTTGCTCCCCTCCGGCGTTTCGGACGGACAGAAGGGCGTGGACGATCAGCTCGCCGAAATCCGCAAGTTCCGTCAGGAGAACCCGGACAGATATGACGGCGACAAGGAAATGCAGGCGCGCGAGCTGAAGCTGCTCGAAGCGCAACAGAAGATGCAGGCGCGCCGACCGGCCGCCTAACCCGACACGGCTCGCGTCGAGCCGCCGGACACCCTGTTTTCCCAAAAGCAGCCCCGGACCACCGACGCACCAACGCCAACGCTAGGCCCCAACGCGGTGCTGACCGGCCCCGTGCGCATTCGTGCGCGCGGACACCCCGGTACGCCCGGCAGCGGACACCCCGACCAGAGGCAATCCCAAAAAAATCAATCTCTGGAGAAGTCCAATGGCTGTCGAAGCAGCAGTCACACAGTACCGACAAGCCTTCGTCGATCAGTTCGAAACGCGGGTTTCAATCCTGCGCTCTATGACGACCAAGGAAAGCATGTCGAGCGGCCAAACCGTCACCTTCCTGGTGGCCGGTTCCGGCACCGATACCGCGGTCACCCGCGGCGTCAACGGCCTGATCCCCTACGGCAACCCGACCAATACGCAGGTCTCTGCGACTTTGGTTGAGAAGCACGCTCCCTACGAGCTGACGAACTTCAATATCTTCGCCAGCCAAGGGGACCAGAAGGCGATCATGCGCCAGGCCTCGATGAGCGTGATCAACCGCGACATCGACCTGACCATCCTAGCCGAACTCGCCAACGCCACGATCGACACCGGGGCCTACACCACCGCCAGCATGGCGCTGGTGGAAAAGGCCCGTGCCTATCTCGGCGGCCAGGGCGTTGCGACCGACGAAGAAGACAACATGTTCGCTGTCATCTCGCCGGCGTTCCGAGCCTACCTCAACCAGACGACGGAATTCTCCTCTGGCGATTACGTCGAAACCAAGCCCCTGGTCGGTCCGGCCCGGAAGATGTGGCGTTGGAATGGCATCAACTGGTCCATTTCCAACCAGATCACCGGCGTCGGCACCTCCACGGAGCTTTGCTACATGTGGCACCGCTCAGCGCTCGGTTATGCCGTCAATGTCGGTGAAGAAAGCGTCGATATCGGTTACGACGCCAAGCAGCATTCTTCGTGGTCGCGCGCAACTGTCTTCCACGCCGCGAAGGTCCTGCAGAACCCCGGCATCGTGCAGATGAAGCACGACGGGGCCATCGCCAACCTGAGCTAACCGCCATCGTGATGGCCGGGGCATCCGCTCCGGCCATTTCCATTTTCACACTCTGGAAACTGAAGGAGGCCAGCAATGGCTTACAGCAAAGACAACCTTGCGCTGGTTGCCGGCAAAATCGGCGCCGGTCCGCGCATCTGGATGTATTCGGAAGCATCGTTGGCGGCATCTGCCCTCGATCTCGCCGGCTACATCACCGATGGCTACCAAATGGGCATGCGGGCGGGCGATCTCGTCCTCGGGCTCAACGTGGCGACCGGCATCTGGTCCGGCCATTCCGTCGTGACCTGCACGGCGGCGGCCGGCGCCGATCTGTCGAACGGAACGACCATCGCGGACGGCTCGTCCAACTCGGACTGATCGTTCAAGCGAACGGCAAGCACAACGCGGGCGGTCTTCGGGCCGCCCGTTTTCTTTTCCCAGCAACGAAAGGTGCCGCATGGCAGCCCACGAGACGACCGTTCCCGCCGCTATTTCCGTTCCGGCTTCGCAGAAGCCCAACATGATGGACAAGAATTTCGCGCTGGCGGAGTTCAAGTCGCGCCGCTGGCGCGCGGAACTGACCGAAGACCAGATCGTAGAAGACACCGCCGACCCGACCTTCTGGCGGCATCAGGCCGACAAGATCATGGGTCACGACGTGCTCAACGCCAAAGGCCGCGGCGACATCCTGGAAGTCTTCAAGCCCGACACCTCGGAATATGTCGAGCTGTTGGTGACGGAGATCGGCAAGGGCTTCGTGAAAACCCGGCTGATCAGCCATTCCAAGCCGGACGATGTTGCCGTTCCCGACGCAAGCCCGCTCACCACCAAATGGAACGTGGGCAAGCGCGCGCATGAGGTGGTGCGCAAATCCGACAATGCGGTGATGGCCGGCGGCTTCCAGTCCAAAGGCTCGGCGCTGGAATGGATCGAGCGCCATGTGAAAGCGATGGCGGCCTGAAATGGCTACCAAGCTTGGCATTTACAACGACGCTTTGCTCGCGCTCGGGGCGGAGCGCCTGGCTTCGCTCACCGAAGCGGCGACGGCCCGCTATGCGCTGGATGACGCCTATGCGGGCACGCTGAGCTTCTGCCTGGAGCAAGGGCTGTGGAACTTTGCGATGCGGACGGTGGCGCTGTCGTCATCGCCCAGCATCGTGCCGTCCTTCGGCTATCGCTATGCGGTGGAGAAACCCGACGATTGGGTGCGGACCTACGGCATCTCGGCGGATGAGAATTTCACCACGCCGCTGCTGCGATACCAGGACGAAAACGGCCTCTGGTACGCCAATGTCGATCCGCTCTATGCCCGCTATGTGTCGAGCGACACGGCCTGGGGCGGCGATCTTTCGCTGTGGCCGGAGACCTATGCCGACTATGTCGCGCGTCGGCTGGCCACGCGCATCCACAAGCGCGTCACCGGCGGCGACCCGACGGAGGAATTCAAGCACGAGGTCAAGCGCGCCCTGGCATCCGCCCGCTCCAAGGACGCGATGAACGAGCCGCCCGCATTCCCGCCCATGGGTTCATGGGCGCTGTCGCGCGGCGGCAGCAGCAACTACCACGGCCGCTAGGTCATGGCCCGCGTCAACGCGCCGCTCTTTTCATTCAACCGGGGCGAGGTGGCGAAGGCGGCGCTTGGCCGCGTCGATCTGGAGCGGATGCGGCTTTCCGCCGAAACGCAACTGAATTGGCTGCCCACCCCGCTCGGGCCGATGATGCTCCGCCCCGGCTTGAAATACATCGGCGGGATTTACGGCGACCTGACCTGCCGCTTGATCCCCTTCATCTTCGCCAATTCCGACACTGCTTTGCTGGAATGCACCAACGGCGTCCTGCGGGTCTGGAACGTCGCCAGCGATGTCGAAACCCTGGTCGCCCGTCCGGCCGTGACCAGCGTCGTCACCAACGGGAATTTCTCCTCGTCCGTCGGCTGGACGCTGACGATGACGGGTTCGGGCGCTTCCGCCACGATAGGTTCAGGGGTTCTCACGCTGGCCTCTCCCGCCGCTGGCGGGCTTGCCCAGGCCAAGCGCAGCGTCACCATCGTCGAGATCGGCACCGAACATGCCTTCCGCATCGAGGTGACGCGCGGGCCGGTGATCTTCCGCTGCGGCACCACCGACGGAAACGACAACGTCATCGAGGAAACCACCCTCGACACCGGCACTCATTCACTGGGCTTCACCACGCTCTTGGCCGGCACGGTCTATATCCAATTGGAAACCCGCACCGCGCAATCCAAGATCGTCGACTCCATCACCTTCGAGGCGGCGGGTGTTCTCGCCCTCCCGACCACCTGGGACACGGACGATCTGCCCTATCTGCGGTTCTCGCAATCAGGCGATATCGTCTATGTCGCCTGCAAGGGCCAGCAGCAGCGCAAGATCGAGCGCAGGTCCACGCGCTCATGGTCTTTCGTGCTTTACAAGTCGGACGACGGACCGTTCGGCTCGACCAATCTCACCGATACCACGCTGACGGCGGGCGCGCTGTCCGGCAATACCACCCTGACGGCGAGCCGGGATTATTTCCGGTCAACGCATGTCGGCGCGTTGATCCGATTGTTCACCGCGGGGCAACGGGTATCCACCGGATTGGCGGCGCAGAACACTTTCACCTCCGCGATCCGGGTGAGCGGGGTCGGCTCCGCCCGCGTTTTCGCCCTCTCGCGGTCGGGAACCTGGGTCGGCACCATTACTTTGCAGCGCTCGTTCGATTCCGCAACCACCGGGTTTCAGGACACCTCGAGTAATTACGCCAGCAACGGCGTCATCAACGCCTATGACGACGGTCTGAACAACTCCATCGTCTGGTATCGCCTGGGGTTCAAGACCGGAGAATACACCTCCGGCACGGCCACTCTGGTGCTGGACTACGGCGGCGGGGGCGCGCCCGGCATCGCGCGGGTCACGGGCTACACCTCCAAGACCGTGGTGGATGTCGAAGTCCTCACCCCCTTTTCCAATCTCGATCCGTCTTCCAACTGGACCGAGGGCGACTGGTCCGCCCGCGTCGGCTGGCCCAGCGCGGTGCGCTTCTACGATGGGCGTCTGTGGTGGGCCGGGCGGGACCGCATCTGGGGTTCCGTCTCCGACGCCTATAATTCCTTCGACATCGACCATGAAGGCGACGCCGGACCGATCAACCGTTCGGTCGGCTTCGGCCCGGTCGATAACATCAATTGGCTGCTCGATCTCGGACGCCTGATCGTCGGACGCGAAGGCGCGGAAACCTCGATCCGTTCCGGCTCGCAGGATGAGCCCCTGACCCCGACCAACTTCACGCTGAAAGATTGCTCCACCCAAGGCTCCGCTGCGATTGGCGCGGTCAAGGTCGATGCCAGAGGCATCTTCGTTCAGCAGTCGGGCCGCCGGGTTTATGCGCTGACCCCGGACCCGGACGTGCAGGATTATGCCGCGCATGATCTGACCCGGCTCAATCCCGATATCGGAACCGAAGGCTTTAGCGATCTTGCCGTGCAACGCCAGCCCGACACGCAGGTGCATTTCGTTCGCGGCGACGGGCTGGTCGCGGTCCTCACCCTCGACAGTGAAGATCAGGTCGAGGCGTGGTGGCGGATCGAAACCGCCGGCGAGATTGAATCGGTCGCGGTGCTGCCGGGAACGCAGGAAGATAACGTCTATTTCTCGGTCAAGCGCACGGTCAACGGCAGCGTCAAGCGCTTCCTGGAAAAGCTCGCCCGGCGGGATCAATGCTCGGGGCTGCCGGGCGCGCGCCACGCCGACGCGCATATCATTTATCACGGGGTTGCAACCTCCACCATCACCGGGCTGGCGCATCTGGAAGGCGAGACGGTCACGGTCTGGGGCTGGAACGATAGCGACACCGAAGGCAAAGACCTCGGCACTTTCACGGTCACGGGTGCGCAGATCACCGGGCTGGCGCAGACCGTGCAGAATGCCTGCGTGGGGCCGCCCTATGCCGCGACCTTCAAATCCTCCAAGCTGGCCTATGCCGCGCAAAAAGGCTCGGCGCTCACCCAGAAGAAAAAGATCAACCAGCTCGGCTTGATCCTGCTCAACACCCATGCGCAAGGCATCGAGTTCGGGCAGAATTTCACCCGCATGGACCGGCCCACGCTGATCCGCAATGGCGCGGCGGTCGGGGCCGACACCATGCATGCCGAGTTCGACGGCCCAATGGTGCCGGTCCCGGGTAATTGGGATACCGACGCGCGGCTTTGTCTGCGGGCGACCGCGCCGCGTCCCTGCACCGTGATGGCCGCCGTGATCGACATCACCACGCATGAGTAATCCCAAGGCCACGCTGCGGCCTTCGGTGGCATCGGATTTCCCGGCGATGGGGCTTGCTTCGCCGGATTGCCGGGTGCGCGCGGTGACCGCCATTCTGGGCGATGAGGTGCTTGGCCTGGGCGGGATCGCCTATCTTCCCGACGGCACGCACGCCGCCTTTGTGCATGTGAAGCCGGGCGCGCATCGCTACCGCATCACCTTCCATAAGGCAGGGCTGGGCCTGATCGCAGAGGCCAGACGGCTCGGCATCGCGCGCATGGTGGCGCAGGCGGAACCCGGCGTCGGACGCGCCCGGGCCTGGCTCGAACGGCTGGGCTTTGGCGAAGAACAATACGGCACAGAACGGATTTGGGTATGGCGCAACTAGCTGTCGCGGCACTCATGATGGCGGGGACGGCGGTTTCCGCCGCGTCAACCATCGCGGGCGGAAACGCGGCCGCGCAAGTCGGATCGATGACGCAGCAGGCGATGGAGTTCCGCGCCAAAGGCAACGAGCAGGCGGCGCAGGAATCCCGCGCCGCGTCGCAACGGACCGCGTTCGACAAGCGCCACGAGGCGACGCTCGTGGGTTCACGGCTTCAGGCCGTCGCCGCCGCGTCCGGCGGCGGGGCCACCGATCCATCGGTGCTCAAGCTGGGCGAAGATATTGCTGGCGAGGGCGAGTACGGCGCGCTGCTCGAATCCTACAAAGGAGAAAACCGGGCGCGTGGCTTGCTCGACCAAGCCGCTGCGGATCGCTTCTCCGGCGAAATGGCGATGTTCGAAGGAAGGTCAAAAAGGAGCGCCTCCCGGCTTTCGGCGTTTGGCAGCATCCTGAGCGGCGCGGGCTCCGCTTGGGGCACCTATAACAAGTTGCCCAGCGCAGCGCCGGCCACCGACAACAAAAAATTATGGTTCGGCTAATGGCACGTCTCCCCACAGCTACCGATCTTGGCCAACGCCCGCGCGCCGATAGCGGCCGGCAAGTCGCCACGCTCGATCCATCTGGATTCGGGCGTGGTGCCGCGGCACTGGCGAAGGGCGGCAACGATTTAGGCGAGGGTATTTCCAAGATCGGCTCTGAAATTGGCAGTGTTGTGCAGGCGGACGAAGTCTACAACTACGCCAAGGCGAACGCCGGGTTCAGTACGGACAAGATCGACCTCGACGCCGAATTCCAGAAAGACCCTGACTACGCGACGGCGAGCGAGCGCTACCAGAAGAAAATCAGCGAAGCGCAGCAACGCTGGGCCGTGCAGAGCGGCACCGGGCGCGCGCGCGAGAAGTTCCTCTATAGCACGTCGATTGATATTGCCCGGGGAACGAAAGCCATCGAGGGCCAAGCCTTCGGGCGGGAGGCAAGCGCGAATAACGCTTGGCTTGATCAGCTCGAAGAAAAGAGCATCAACCAATTAGTTGAACTGTCGGATCAAGGGGAGCGGGCCAAAGGCATCAAGATCCACCGCGACCTGATTTCTGCCCAGGTGGCGAAGTCCTATATGACGCCTGCACAGGGCGAAGTGCAGGATCGGAAGTTTCGCGAGACCTATGCCACAGCCGACGCACTCGCACGCGCACGCCGCGGTGACTTTGATGGCGTCCTTGGCGACTTGGAGGCGGGAGCGCTCAACAGCGCGCGCCAGCCGACCCCCGGTCCTCCTGCCGGCCGGAACCTCAAACAGGAGATCAAGAATTTCGAGGGCTTCATCCCCAAGGCGACATGGGATTATAAGCAGCATTCCGTCGGCTACGGCACACTGGCCACGAGCCCTGATGAGGTGATCACCGAGGCAGAGGCCGAAGTCCGCCTGGACCGGGAACTCGCAAAATCGGCGGCCTTCGTCGATAAGGTCAACCCAAATCTGCCGGCCGGCGCTCGCGATGCGCTGACCTCGTTGACATTCAACGCGGGCGGCGATTGGTCAAAGTCCGAGCTGGGAGCGCGCGTAAAGGCAGGCGACATGGCCGGCGCCAGGGAGCGACTCCTGCTCTATACCCGTGCTGGCGGCCAGGAATTGCCGGGGCTAGTGGATCGGCGCCGCACCGAAGCGGCATGGTTTGACGCCAAGGATCAGCCTGTAAAGGTCGCGGATGCCAGCGGGGCAGTGCCCGTTGGCGGCGGAGAGACCGTCGCCCAGGCCACGCCATCAAACGCGCCGGGAAGGCTCCCGAAAGCCCCTGGCACCATCTACGACGTATTGCCCGCGCTCGCGCGTGAGCAACTTATCCAGCGCGTGCAAGGACTGAAGAACGCTCAGCTTGTTGACGAGCAGCGGCGCATGGTCCTGGAGAAGAAAGCCGCGCAGGACGCCTCTGACAAAGAAGAGAACGAGCTACTCAAGAACGCCTATGGCGACGATCCGAGCCTTACCGCAAAGGACGTCGTCAACAATGATAAACTCACCCGTGAAGCCAAGGAGCGCATGGTCGGCGTCGTTGCCAGGGCAACGCGCCCTGAGCCGCTGGCGAAGGTGTCGCATGAAACCGCCATGGGTCTGCTGGATCGTATCCGCAGGCCCGATGGCGACCCGAACAAGATCACGGACCTGAATCCGGTCTATGACGCCTTTATCAATGGCGACCTGAGCAAGACGGATTTTGGCTTCGTCCGCAAGGAATTCACGGAAACCCGCACGCCGGACGGAGAGGCTTTGGGCGCGCGGAAAAAAGACTTCCTGCACAGCATCAAGCCGATGATCGACAAATCAAACCCATTGATGGGTGTTATCGATCCGAGCGGAACGCAGCAACTTTATCTGTTCAACTTCGACCTGGACCGCAAGGTCGAGGAGTACCGCAAGGCCGGGAAGAACCCTTATGACTTGTTCGACCCCTCAAAGCCGGACTTCGCCGGCAGGCCGGAAGCGATCAGCCCATACCAAAAGACGACGCAGCAGTCCTTGCAAGAT